GTGTGCGATTCTCGATATCAACAACTCTTGCAGCTGACCTAAAGTTTCCCCAGAACTGCATAATAATCTTTGCGAGATTGATACTTGGTCCTGAAATCTTTTTTGCTCCACGAGGAACTGTGTAGACACAACTCTCAGCTATGTCTGTCGAACGAAGAACGGTAGCTATCGCATTGTCAATTGACTTGCTCATATTTCGAGGATAAGCTTTCGCTGTCGCAATCTGACTGTCAATGAGCGCTTTCTCGCCTTCGTAAATTTGTAGTGTTTCACTTGCCATACTTTATATGTATTTTAAATTTTTAGTTTTCAATCTCCTTGCGCCAACTTCAGCCATGCAGTTGAAACATTGTTCATCACAAGGGTAATATTCCTGGTTAAGTATCTTTCTGCCCTCTTCTGTATCGGTTATCCCTTTTTCCAAACAATACTCCCATGCTTCATTCCATTCATCAATAGAGAAGTCAAGTGCTGTCAGTTTACCACAATAGAAGTGAGCCATGTTAAATTTTTACTATTTCCAATCCTTCTATATCCAGAAAATCCTCGATTTCCCAGTCGTTAGTTATAATGATTATTTCAGGTCGCTCCATAGATATTCCTTCTCTTCCGTATGGAACTCGTACAGCAACCCTTTTCTGAGACACAAACCTTTTAAGTTTAGCCAAGTCCCTAACCAAAAGAGAATTGTAGATTATTACGCAAGGTTCTCCATCATATTCTCGTGGGTCAATGTCTACATCATCAGCCCAAATTACCCTTTTACCTTTTGCAAGTTTTAGAGCTTCTAATCCGCGACCTACGGAATTGCCAGAGACGAGTGTAACTTTTTGCATTTGAATTATTTTTAGTTTTTTAAAAAAGCCCCTAAATGTAGAAACATCAGGGCAGATTCAATCTAAATCAAAAAACATGACAAATCAAATATCTTAACTTATTTCTTTTGTGGTAAAGTAAGCACCAGTAATGTGTTCGTCTATTATATGTTCAACCAAAATAGCAAACTCATCCCAATCAATTATTCTCGCTTTATCGAGATTAATATTATTAGCTGATAGATGATACATTGCTATGTCTCCAATGAATCCAGTAAATGTAGCATTTATCTCCACAAAAAGATTAAACTGCTTTCCGCCCTTAACAAGATGCGAAGGTACATTGATAAGTACACTAAATGTCTTTACTGGTTGTTCCATCTGTAATAAGTATTTTACCAAAAAATAAGCACCAACCGGCACATGAGATAAGCATTACAGTATTCCATCCGAGATCTTTGTTCTCGACTTGATAGTGGAAAGCTATTCCGCCAACCAAGATTGCGTATGCTATAACGAGTACTCCAATTGCTCTATTAAGTATCTTTTTCATGAGCGACCTCTGGGTTTGAACCAGTTAGTCCTAATACAGCCGCTTCCTAACTTACTTTTTGTTTTTTAAGAGTTCAATAATTTGTTTTTGATTTTTTAAGAATTCGCCTATATCAAAAGCCCAACGAATAAAGGCGATAGCAATAATAAATACGAAGATATACACTCCTGCTGAAATTAAAAAACTGTCCATAGTATATTGGGTTTTAAATTAATAAATAAATTGACTTGCTTTGCAGATCACTGCATTGCCATAAATAAACATTTCTTCATTTCCAGGAAGCTCTATTACTACTGCGCCCATTGATTTCATTTCAGAAAGGAATCTTTTCGATTCGGCTTTTATTTCGTCTGTGTAAATAGTCTGATAGATTTCAGTAGCCATTTCGTTCTTGACTTTGTTTGGTTTTACCGCTCCAGACTCATCTACAATCATATAGTAATTGTCTGGAAGCTTAATAACTTGAACTAAATCGCAGCCAATCATTTCGTTTAATTCTTCGCACCAGAAATCGCTGCCATTCTTCGGCTTAATTGCTTTTGTTTTGCCGTTTGTACTAATTAAAAGAGCCATGTGTTACTTTCTTTTGATTTTAAAGATTGCTATTGTGTGTATATTTGTTAAACTATTAGTTTTTTGTAAATATTCTTCGAGTAAATTAATGGATACAGCAGTTGTAAAAGACACACTTCTACCGATATTGTTAATTGGACAATATTGTTCTATAAAATGCGTTGCTTCCAGTCTTTGTTTACCTGCTGTAGGGTTTAAAATGTTCTCCATTTGATAAAATATTTATTAGATTATTTAAACATTGCTTTTCAGAAATTTTGTTGAGTTGAAATTTCAACAACTCGGCTTTTATAAAGACGTTTCCAGAATCTCCTATTTCAATAAGCCGTTCTGCCATAATCTTAAACTCTTTATACTCGTGTAACCATAACATAATTAACTAATTGAATACAAATATAATAAAGGTAATGTTAAAATGTTGTTAATGAAATCACAATGAAATGTTAATATAATTTTTTCTAATATGTTACTGGCTGCCATATATTCCGACCCAAAAATCAAATCTTTGGCACAAAGAAACGTCATCATTGCGTTTATATGTCATTCATGTATGTTATATTGTTTTGGTCGCAATGCCAACCAATCGCCACAAAATCGTTTCTTGGTACGTAATGTTTCGTAGACCTTCAAAAAAAGAGGAGCAGCTCTCGCCGCCCCTCAATTAAAAACCCTACACAAAGTTTATTTCCTCAAAATAAAAAATCCTGATATTACCACAAAAGAAAAAACAACATACCAAAATAAGGGTTTCAGGCTGTACTTAGAAGCATGGTCAATCTTAACATCTCTCTTGTGGTAGACAATAGAGTCTCCTTGTTTGCGAATTGTGTCAATAGTTACGATTGTTGAGTCAATTCTACCACTTGGTCTGCGAATGACAGAACAGCTTGACAATAGGATTAGCAACACTAATAGTTTCATCTTCCTATTGCTGTTAGGAAAGTTGAAACGATAGTATTAAATGATTGCATTTGAGCTACAGTATACCCTTTTGAACTAACGTATTGAAAGTTTGTTTTTATGTTAGGGTAATTTGTAGAACCAGGAAAACCACTTGAATCAACCATTCCAGCAAGTAAATGCATTTTTCTTGTTCCGCCGCCTATAGGAGATTCTGCTGAACTATAAGCTCGTACTGTTGTATTACCTAACAATATATTCTGCGAAGAGCCTATGCCAGAAAACTGATAAAAACCAATAGTCATTATATGAGCTGAATAAGTTTGACCAGTTGCTGTTATTGCTCCAAATCTGTGAGACGCTACATAATTTGTAGATAATATTGCGCCGAACTGAAAAGTGTAATTAGCGACTCCGCCAGTGTTTTCTCCAGATGCCGCCCAAAATTTTCCACTTTGCGTTGCAGCTGTAACACAATTTGTTCCACCAGCAAGCCCTAAACTCATGTCAACTGGCGGAATAAAATTAGTTACATAATATCCGTTAACTGCTGCAGTTACTCCCATAGCATCATGTGTCAGAGTTGAACCTGTTTCTACGAGTTCATACACAGATTCTGTAAAAACCCATTTATGAGTTGCGGCAGTACTCCCGTAATAAGGAAATATTTGAAGTCCGCTATGCCATAAACCAGCTGACGCCAAACTATTATACATATTTCTGAAAGCTGTTTTATGTGTTTCATTAATTACTCCAGCTTTAGAAAAGAATTCGTCAACGAAAGAAGAAAAACCGATGCCAAGCGAACTATAATCCGCCGATGTGTTAGTTATTTGAATTCCCATAGTAATAAATTTTAAATAGTTATGTTGAAGGTTAAACAAAAATTGTGCATAGCGTTACCGTACCTGATAATTTTGTCTCCCTGCGAATCTCTTAAGTTCCCTCTCGCTCCTGGCATTTGGTAAGAACCAAAACTTACCCAACTATCAGTTGCAGGTCTTGCGTAAAGTACTTTTCCTCCTGCAGGACTTGAACTGCAAGCGATTGTTACAGTATCATCTCCTGTTATAACTACAGAAGTTATACCTATATCTGCATTACTGCTATTTAATACCCTAAATCCACTATTTGTTTCAGAAGATACAATAGTTGTGTCCATTTTTAACGGCAAAACTGGTACATGAAACTTTATAGCTATATTGTTTCCTGTAACAGTAAATCTAATTGGATAAAGCGGATAAGGCTTTGAATTTCCAGTTAACCATTTGTGAACCATTATTCCATAATAAGCACCCTGTATTCTATCACTATCTGGTTTGTAATGCGCATTGTCAGCTTCATAATGAAGAATATAAGCCGGATTAGCCAATGTGAAAAAAGGATTACTTATCATAACGTCAAACTGGGCTTTAAATATTTTATCCTGGTCGTTATTTGCTTGTACACTTTCCTGATTTCCAATCCACATCAAAGTGTTTTTTTGAGAAGTAATTGGCGGAATATCAGAATTGTAATCTGCAATCAACTGATTGAGCATATCATAATATTGAGTTCTTGTAGTTCCTGCTGCAATATCCGCAACTCCATGAGTCCAAAGCATTATAGGAGCACTTATTGTTTTATCCAATTCAGCTGCTCTCTGAATAGCATAATTAGAATAAGATATTGCCCTTTCATAATAACCAGTTCCCCCGCCTTTACTTAAAGCTTGAATAGTAACACCGCCTACTCCAGGAGCCGCACAAAGAAATTGCCAACCTTTGTTTTGCCAATGAGTAAAATTAACTTTTTCTATACTATCAATTACTGTTTCCACACATCCGCTCATTGGTGTTTCGCTGAAGCCAGCCCCGCCTTCAATAAGCGGCACAAGTGAATTGAAATTATTAGACACTGCCGGGTCTGGTCTCGGACCTCCGTTAAACATTAAGCTGTCGTAAATTTGAGTAGTGGTAACAGGGTCTGCTGGACTTCCTGCACCTACTGAATTGCTTTGTCCGTAACTCATTAACAAAAGCATTTCTGTCGGAGCTCCATATATGAAATAAACTCCCTGAAATCCGCCAACTGTATCACCTTCTGGTTGAATAATTGTTCCAGTAATAACAATATCTTGAACTTCTATTCTTTTTGATAACACAGTTCCATCGTTTTTTACACCAAATGCAAGATTCTTGTTACTGTCATTTACGCAAAGAGCGAAACCTATATTACGAGTTATATCTACATCACTTTCTACAACAAATTTATTAGCTAATGCTGTGGCAATTTTTAATATTCCAGCAGAAGTTAACTTTAAACCAGCATACCCATTTATATCAGCAACAACAAAATCGCTACCATTTATAATAAAAATAATTTCTGCTGTAGTGTCAGCCTTTTCTTTTACTGGTTGAAATTCGCTATCAAGAGCATATCCAGCTAAATCAATAGCCTGAACAACTTTAGTCCAATAAGTTCCATTGTAAATAAAATATACAAGTCCGCCTTCTGTTCCAGTCACAACAATAGGTACACCAACGTTGTTCAAAAAATTTGTATAAGTTCCAGCTTGCGTAGGAAAATATACAGCACCATCTTCAGCACCAATTGGAACTGTAGAAGGAATAGCTGAATTAAAATCTGCTTCAACTGCAATTGCATCTTTCAGTTGTTGTTCTGTTATTTGATAAGAAACTCCTGTTACAGGGTCTGCAACAACAAGTAAATGTTGGTCTGCAATGACTTCCATCACTGGCAATTCATTAACCTTTAACCCAATTACTTCTGGAATACTCGTCCCTTCAATTCCAGTAAAGCTTGCAATTGTGATTTTCTGGTTGCTTTTTTGTGTTTTAAGTAACATAGTTATTTAATTAAAAGTGGTTCTCCATTACCAGTATCAAAATATATCTTATCATCTACGAGAAGTATATCTTTAGGTAATTGATAATAAGGTTTAAATTCTGTAAAATTGAATCCTGTAGTATTATCCTTAAGAGTGAAATCAACAGAATAATAGTACATTGGATAACCCGGAAGTTTATCAACAGGCTCGACTCTTGCATCATTACTTATTACATATCCAACTCCCTGAATCAGTAAATCTTCCAACAAAATGGTATTGCATATCTTAAGATAAAGCCAATCAGGAATACCTATTCCATTGCCGAACAAAACTGTTCTTTTTTTTGTGGCAATACTTCTAAGATTATCGAAATTGCCAATTTCATCTTCATTAATAAGTGTATCTATACTTCCGACCCATTTTTCAACCAATCCCTCAACCCTGATTTTACTTCTAAATCCATTGCTAAATACAGCTCCGGTAGTATTCTTTTTGCTTCCGCCGTCAATTAAGATAGTCCCGTAATGCTTTTCTTTTATTGAAACCATTTCAGAAATTGCTGCTACGAAAGTGTCTAAAAATAACACAAAATAAAAATCACCTTCTCCTAAATCAGCCAAATTAATAGCAACTTGCTGCATTACTTCTGGAGCTATTACAGGAGACGGAGTTTGATCTTCATAATCGTAAGTTGCAACATACACTCCGCAAGAATTTACAACAACAAGCCTTGTTGTTCTTTGTGCCGAAAAATTAGTTATAATTTGGTCTACCAATATCTCATTAAGTTCTAATTTCTGAACATACTGTGGATTGTTTACCCATTGCTCATTTCTATTTTTAAACCAATCTTCGTGAAGTTCAGGCGCTTCGGTATCATCGTTATACTTAACCATGTGAAGTGTGTTGTAATCACTTCTGTAAATCGAGTCTCCCATAATATTAAATATTATTCCAGGATTAGATAAATTCATTAAATTTTCAAGAGGCGTAAGAGTAGAAACCAATAAACTCCATCTTTGCACATTGCGAGAAACGTCTTCAACTGACATTTTTCCTATTGGAAGACAATTAATGTCAATACCTTGATATTTAAACTTTATCAATCCACCACTTGAAAAATGTTCAACAGTATCCGCAAAGAAAAAAGGCGTTTCAACGGTGCAGTGAAAAATATAAGGATAAAAGAAAGAGCTATCTGGATAATCTGCGAGTTTAACGTCTGTGTTCTCCGCTGTTCTGATTCCGTCAATCGTTACTGCAAATCCAGGATTCTTGTCGCCAGTTTCAAACTTTAATACAGCATCAGGTTGTTGGTAGAATATTGACTTCCAATATGGCATCCGAGTTAACAAATTCCTTTTTGGAGTAAGTAATGTATTGAAAACGGAATTGTCTATAACAGCTTCAACAGACGTATAAGCCGGTCTATTTAACTTGTATCCTTGTATAGTTACTGGAACTGCATCAACAAATACACCTGTAGAAATACTATGATTACCATTAGGAATTGGAGCTAATGGAGTTCCGTCTGTTTTATTAATTGGAACTACTTGAAAAGACCATTCTCCATTTACGCCTGCAACAGTTGTTCCAAGTAATACATCTTCATAATAATCAAGATACAATTTAACTGTAGTTAAAGGTTTAGCTACACCTTTTAATAATGGAGTGTTATCTTGTATTTGAAAACCTTCTTTAAACGAAGTTATCAATGGCAAGTTTACCCAAGCTTGAACATTGAACGTTGTTGTAGATCCTGCCAAAGTTATAGTATTCAAACCTTCTGGAAGTATTGGAGATTGATAACTCCATCTGCAATTTCCGTCTCCTGTTACAACTACTGGAGCAGCTCCATTTACAACTAAATTTGCAGTTGTTCCAGCTTCCAAAAATCCTCTTATCAAAGGTTGGTTATCCCAAAGATAATCTCCGTTACGAATATTTTCTATACTCTGCGGAGTTACTGAATCTACTATTGTTATTGTTCTTGACGCAACAACTCCGGTTAAATCAGAAAAAGTCATTTCAATAGTGTGTATTCCAGAATTAATATTTTCTTGAAATGGAGATAATGAAGTAATTATATTGTAAGCAAAAACTCCATTTGCATCAGAAGTTCCAGTTCCATCGAAAACTCCATCTACATAAACATTGAAATCTGTACTTGGTTGGCAAACTCCCCTCATTACAGGTTTGTCATTGTTTATAATATCGTTCTGAAATGGATAGTATATTATTGGAGTTAAAGGCGAGTTGTTGATTTCTATAATAACAAAATTGTTTACTAATGCTTGCGTAATAATTTTTTCATTAGAAATATCTACCATAAAAACAGTATCATCACCAGAGTTATCTTCACTTGAATCTTGCTGATAATCCATCCGTATAAATTCCATTCCATAGCAATCTTTGCGATATGGGGAAACAAGAGAAAGCTTATTCTTAACATTGTGCTGTACTATTGAAAAAGTATTTAATCCATTAAACTCGAACCTACCACTTGCGTGTCTGTAATCTTGTTTGTTCATGTTCAATTCAATCTCATTGCAAAGATATTCATAAGCATCTTCAACTTCTACATCTTTTACTTCTCCAACATCAAATAAATTTGTGCTTGGATTATATATGTCAGTAACTTGCTCTATTGAAATTATCTTTCCATCTATCTTGAAAGCAATAAACTTGTCAACATCGTACGCTTTAAACCAATCCCTAAACGAAGTCTTGATCTGCGAGTTCGAGGTATTTCTTATTGAATCACCGCAAGTTAATACTATGTTTGGGTTGGCTTCGAAATAAGTAGAATTAACTACGAATTGATTGCGAGACGCTCTGCCAACAACTTCTCTTAAAACATCAATCGGTCTTTTGCAATAAACAATAGTAGAATCAGCTTTTGTATCGGCAGTTACAACTATATTAGATATATGCGGAATGAAGTGAATATCTACATCTCCCCAATTTGCACTTTCTGGAACTATAAACAAACCAAAAGAGCGCCCTGCTATGGCTGAAACTTCTCCATCAATATTTACTGTATATGTTTGCCATAAACCTTCTTCTTTAGTAACAAGAAAATTGAGTACTAATGGGTACATATCTCCAAAATTGTCTATAAGCCATATACCAATTTCACGAGATTCACTCGAAGTCCCTGTTATACTTTCTACCATCCAATCAAAAGTATATTGTCCTCTTATCTTGAATGTCATATCACGAGTTGTCTTAATGAAATTCAATAGTTGCGGAAATTTAATTGCCCATTCACTTGGAGTTTGGTCTTGTTGTTCATTGTAATGAAATCCAAGATTTTGAGTTATAATTCCAAAAGAATCACCGTCTACATTAATTACATTTAGCGGCATCGTAAAAAACCTAAGCACACTATCTACTATTGAAGGAATTGGGGAAGGATTGATAAACTCTGAAGCCGTTGGCTGATAAGTGAACTTACCTCTTAATGTAATTCCGTCGAAGACCACAGGAATTGTCTTTGTATCTTGCGCGTTACAATTTATAGCGTACTTAATATCATCATTCTGACTAAGTATTCCCCAAGCCGAATTGTCAAGAATTGGAACAGAATAACCTGTTACAGTGTCTTTTGTTTGTGCCAAATCGAGTCTACCATAGTAATACTTTTCGTATACCATACTATAAGGATTAAAACGATCTGCCTGAAAATACACTTCGCCAGCATATCCTCTACCAGTGTATTTCAAATAACGAATAATATCAGCTCCATCTCCACAAAATAAAAAATTAATTGCTACTGTTCTGACTCCGCTAAAGTAATTTTTATTAGTAGCGAATGTCAGTTGCAATTCTTTCAGATTGGTAGGATTATCATTTAACGGAGTTTTAGTTGCACCAATAGAAATAACTACATGACCAATATTATTATAGGTTGAACTATAATAATTCCCAGATCTGTCTGTTAAATAACAATACCATTCTTTTGGAGAAGTTCTGTCCATTATTGTGTATTTGCAAGTAACGCAATCCTAACATCAAGTAATACCAAATACTCTTTCATTGCCTTTAATTGCATATTAAGAAGAGTAATATGAATCTGTCCAATGTTTTCAAGTTGGGCTTTAACTTCAAGATATTTTTCAAGTCTTTCGACTCTTCCGTTTAAATCAAACCTTTCTATTTTAAGTCTTTGAAAATAACCGTTATCCATAAAGTATTCTGTTTACGTACATTTGTTTAGAAATATCTACATTGATTTTTGGCTTGAAGATATTCTTGATTGCTCTGTTAGACTTTTGAATTTGCTTACCAAGATACATTGTTTGTTCCCAAGTCGAATCGCGTTTTTCTGGAAACACAGGTATCTTATAAAGTGGAATCAACTCCGTTCCTGCTGGCAAGTGTTTAATAGTTGGTTTGTCTGCGATATATGTTCTTCCACCAGGTTCCTTAACTAATTCACTACCGGCTTCACCAAACAACGCATCTCCGCCCTTATGAATACCGCCTTCTGCGTATGACGGTATCTTGACTGCCAATGCAGTAGCAAGTTGCGCAGCACCTAAAGCGCCGATTGAAATAGCAAGTGGAACACCTAAAGCTCCGTACTTCAATGCACTCACTATTGCAATAGATGTATTAAGTATAATTTCACCTATTGCCATTTCCTTATTAAATACCGCTTGGTCATGCGCAAGTTTCTTTTGCTTTTTAGCAGATTCTTCTTCACGAGCATCCCTCTGCGCATTAAGCTGAATTTCGTAAGCATTTTTTTCCTTTGAGGAAATCGTAGAGCGTTCAATAGCTTCAAGCTGATTTTCTATCATATCATTGAACGCATCTTGCTCTTCCTGAATACGCTCCATCCTTGCTTCAAAAGCTTGATTACCAATCTGCTCTATGAAGTTGATTGCTTCTGCTTGAAGTTGCTTGTAGTTATTAGCTTTATCTTCTTCAAGCTTCTTTTGTACCGAAACATCTTGTTGAGCGGCAGTTAATGTATCTTTTGATAATTCTTTTTGAGAGCCAATAACAGCCTCATTTGCTTTATCGAGATTCTGCTGAAGTCCTTGAACTGCACCAACTCCAGCCTGTGTAGGAGATAAAAACAAAGAAATAATGCCGCCAGCGAGTTTGTTTCGAGCTTCTTGTTGCGCACCTTCGAGCCTGCTTAATTCTTCCCTGTCGTCTTGAATACGAGCGTTATTTATATTGTTGCGAGAATTCCTTTCGATTTCCTCGATTCTTCTCGTATACTCTTTATACGATATTTCTTTATTCTTAAATTGATTATTTAGCTTAATCAATTCGTCAGTTGCAATATCTTGGGCAGCGGACTCGTTTAAATCACCTTGACGCTTGATTTCTTTAAACATCTTATCAAACCAAGATGTTGCAATGGCAAATGTTTGCTTGCGAATATCATTCTCTACATCAGCGGTAGAAGCTTTTAATTGAGCATCCAACTGTTTCTTTTTGAGAATATAAAGTTCGTCAGGCAATGTATCTTTTGCAACTTTTAAGTCTTTTTCATACTGAAGCTGTATTCCACTAATTCTTATGTTGGTATAATTCTTGAACGCTTCCATCCTCTTTTCGTAAGAGTTTTCTTCGTTATCCATCACTTCTTTAGTCGCAAGCTGGTTAGCGCGAATTTCTGCATCTGCAGCTAAAAATACCAATTCGGTTCTTTTCAAATAAAAATCCTTTATTATTTTCGCAACGTCTTTAGCTCTCTTCCTTTCTATTTCTGCGCTTTTTTCAGCATAATCATTTTCCGCTTCTATTATTGCATCCCTTGTAGCATTTGCATTAGTGATTATGTATTGACGTTTTGCATCTGCAAGACCCTGCTCAACTTCTGCTATCCCCTTTGTTGCATTAATCCTGTCTTCTTCACTTGACAGTTCATTATCAAGTATCATTTGATTATACACTTTAGTATCTTCTAATTCAAGCTCTTTGTTACTTAATGTAATTTTTCTTTCCTCTTCTGAAAAATATTTGGTATTTGCAAGTTGCTCTTCTTTAATAGCGTTTGTGTTATTTGCTTGGGCATTAAGAGCTTCAGACATATCTGTATAGAGACCCTTAACAGCATTTCTGTTCTCATTGATGCCCTTTAATTCATCATTAAGTAAATCAAAACGCTCTTTTAAAGCACTCTTTAGCCTTGCATTTTTAGCTATATCAATTCCAGCGCCACCCTTAAGTAATTCGCTTCTATCCAAATTTACCTTTACTGCTTCGGCTTTACGTAAAGCATCATTAACTGCCTGTATTTCAACGGCTTTATTTGCAGCTTTTCGGTCTAAATCCAAAGCTTCTTGATTTAACCTATTAACTTCTTTTACAGTTGCGCCAAGCGTTTTAACCTTGTCATCTGCATATTTCTTTTCGGCATCAAGAGTTTTTTTCCTGTCGTCAGCTAATTGAGTATAATTTTCTCCGCTTGCTTTTGCAAGCTCTTCGTTTCGTTTAGCTGCATCAACTCCAAATTTAGATGCCTCTGTTAACTCTTCTGATGTATTTGAAAGTATGTTATTAAAATTAGTCATTACAGTATTGAGCCTACCCTGACGCTCAATAGCTTTTTCTGTCTCGTTCGAAAATAAACCAAGAGCTTCTGCTGCTTTAGCAATAGCTTCAAATGCGAGATTAAATATACCAGCCATACCTAAACCCGGAAGTATATACGCCAAGTTACGAACAACGCTCAGAGATTCAGACAAATTTTTACCAATCAAAGCTGCGCCACCTGAACCAGCTTTTTCTAATGATTTTTCAACAGTACCAACAGCTTTATTCGCTTCCCTTAATTGTCCAGCCAATCCTTCTTGAACACCTTTGGGCGATTTATTAAGTATCGAATTACTATAAGCGATTTCCAGTTCTTTTACTTTGTCTTTTAAACCCTTATATAAACTATTATTTTCAAGAATCTTTTTTCCGTGATTAACATTAGCAGCAGTATTTTTATTTGTAGCAGAAGTATTAGCGTTAAGAGCAGTGGTTGCATCTTTTGCTCCTTTAGCTGTACCAGCAAGAGCTGTATTAGCTGTTTTAGTTTTCTTGCCCATCTCATCCATTGCCAAACCTAATTTAGCAACGCTCGATTGCAAAGCAGAAAGTGCGCCTTGCTGTTCTTTAATAGAAGCAGTAAGTTGTTGCAAACCAGATATATCTATAGGAGATATTTTTACGTTCTCATATTTCTTGAGATTGGCGTGCAAATCTTCTACTATTTTTAGTACTCGCTTGGCTTGGGCATCAAGTTCTTGTTCGTTAAAACCTACCGATAATAAATTCTCTGCCATATTATCTTGTTTTAAGTCTTTCAGCCGTTAATCTCGTTGATTCATCTTGAACTGCTTTTATCATTAAAGCGAGTTCTTCAACAGTTGTTTTTTCTCTATCAATACGATATCCCTCTTTACTAAAGGAATTAAGCATCTTTATAAATTCGTGTCTTGACTGAATCTCTGGTTTATCTTCTTTTTTAGCATCACGAAGTTGTCCAAACTCGAATTCCTTTCTACGTAATTCAAGTTCTTTCGCTCTCGTCATACTCGAAATTTTATTCATTTGTGAAATAAATTTCTTTTCATCTTCTTCCCATTTTACCTTATGACCAATTCTCTCGAACAACTCGAAGCCGTCAATATAAGGAACTTTGAATGTTTCAAAGAATATCAATTGCGCCCAAACCAAAGTTTTCGCAGTATATATTCTATTTTTTAGATAGTTTATATAAGTGAAAAGTTCAAACTCTTTTGAATTATAGAGACCAGTGAGATCTATGTATTCACTATAGACAATATCAAAATCTTCCTTAGATAAATTAGTGAAATCGTGTGAAAACCACGCATCTATAAAAACATTCAGATTTACTTTTTCACATCTCATAAAACAGCCTTTCCACAAAAAGAAAAATACAAAATTCATTTTTGAAATAGCTCATCTATAGTATCTTGCAAATCAGGCGCTATTTTATTCTGGAATAAAAAACGCTCCGATTCTGGACTTAGTTCGATAATATCAGGTCCGCTTCTTCCTTTAATGATCTCGATTAATGGAGAACGACTCCTAATTTCAAATTCGCCATTATCGTAAACAAATACATAAAGAGAGCGATAGAAGTTTCCAGACATAAAGTTGGTTACATGACTTATGATAGAAGCAAGTCCGCTCATTTTCGCCTTCTTCAATATAGTTCTATGAGCATAGCCCTTAACTCTCACATTATTTCTCGTTAAGTACACAGGCTCTCCATTGCCATCAAACCCTCTTGCCAACTGATTTTGAACCATCTTCACTATTTCGGCTCTTTCAATAGTAATTTCCTTTTTAATTTCCTGTTTAGCAAGAAATCCCTTGAGTCTCTTTTCAACTTCTTCAAATCCTTTAAATGGCATTACAGAAACTTTAAAAAGAGCGCATCCACATGACGAGATGCGCTCCCAATTTAAAAACAGGCAAAAGCAAAACTATGGAACAGCGACTGTAGCAGGTGCTATTTCAACTCCGTAAATCTCTCCTTCGGCTAATTCTGAAGGCGGAATAGCAGAAACGACATAACTCTTTCCGGTAGCAAATACACCAGTGAGGTTGATTAAGCCGCCTGCGATAGTAGGAACCGCTGCAATTACAGCTCCAGTTGCAGCATCAGTAACTACAATGCTGTTTGCAATAGCGACAAGATCAGCTCCGTATTCTGCAAGAACATCATCACCGCAGCACTCGTCTACCAAATCAACTTTCAAAACGGTAGGTGTTTGAGTACCAACTGCAGTGAATTTCAGGTCTAACAGACCCATCAAATCCAGAAGAGGCGCTGCATCGTTCAGCATAACTGCGTTGTCTACGAAGTAATCAGGCATATAACCTAACTGGAAGTACGACTTCGCAGGATTCTTCAGGTCTGACATATCTATCGCCGGAGCAAACAGAGACGCTTTCAATCCGCTGTAAGTCCCGTCATGGTTGTCTTTACAAACCAAGTTTCCTTTAATATCTACTTCCATTACCCTCATATCTGCATTATTAAAACTCTTCAACACTTTGGCGAAACAGAGTCCGCCATCGGTAGTTGAAAACAGTTTAGCATACTGCGTATAAGAAACGAAAATTATTTCTCCGTTATCAAGGGTTACTGTGTTATCAGTTCCCTTCGTGTTTACGATACCGCTGATAGGAATTTGATTCCCAAAGAGCGGATAAACTTTATCAGGCGGGTCTGCGTGTACCCACTCGGTAAAGGCTGAAAGAATGTCTGGATTGTTCAAATCATCAAGTGTGAACTTGAACTTTTTATCGCAGATAATCAACATAGCCGTTGCCGCAGGAAACAAGTTAGAACCAGTGCCTGTGTTTTTTATTTGTGAGCTTGAGGTACAAGCTCTTACTACTGCACTCATTTAGCAATATTTTGTTGAGTTAATTAAAAATTGTACGTTATCCAAGTTAATGCAATCTACATAGTCATTGATACCACTTATAGGAGAAGCTCCCATTACATCTACCTTTGTGTGAACAATAGAGTTAGGGTCTTTGGAACTCATGTGATGGTCTTTAGCAAAGTTCGACAAGAACGTTTCGTAAACAGGATACAGTATCGGCTTGAATGTTTTCTGATAACGAGTCATAGGCTCATCGTCAGAGTTAGTCAATGTTGCAATCGTAATTCTACGAAGTGTAACATCAGCATAAAGACCAGTTTCACCACGTCTCTCGATAAAAGGCATATAAAGCGCAAGCAATACATACTTCATACCTTTGAGCGAAACACTTTCGTCTTTATCTTTCAAGTTTTTAACAATGTCAAGAAAATCACCATAGACATAGTTGATATGAATACCAAGTTCTTCGGCAGTATGCAATGCTGCATCTCCTATAATGTCTACGATAAAAACGCTATCCTGCTTTTTCATATATCGAACTCATTAATGCGCCTGAACTCCCAAATGTCATAAGGACTGTAGTCTGGATATATCTCCGATTTATCACTCATAAAGGTTTGAAACTCTACGATTTGACGAGACATCTGATTCCACATTTCAGTCATTTTAAAAGAAATAGGCATGACCTCTGTTCCGTCGCCCTTCGACCTTACAGTTCCAACTCCGCTATTCCAGACGTGCTTGTCTTTCAACCACATTGTGTAAATATAATTAGCTATTGGACTTCCGTCTACACTATCTGAAATAGGATAAACAAGTCCACGCCAATTATCTTTACCATTTATGATTTCAGTAAAGCGTGGGTCTGTTGGAGCGTTCAAGTAAGATGCGTACATTTCATTACCAAAAAGTTTCCTAATAAATTCCGGCTCATATTTTGCTATGAACAGTTCAAGACTTTCGGCAATCTCTGGTTTTGAAGTGTTAGGAATATTTATTTCCCCAACAAAAAAAGTAATATCAATTAGATTTGCCATTGCATCATTTTTACTGGTTAGTCATCACTTTCTGGCTCTTCATACCCATCAGGTACTTCGTCTGTTGCGTAACCTTTGTCAATAAGACGCTTTGCAACATCTGGATGCACCTTGAAAGCTTTTCCTTGCTCGTGATGCTTATTCCTTTCGGTAGGGAACAGAGTTACGTATTGCTCTCTATAATTAGCAAGCGTAACCTTTTTTTCTTTTGCCATTTTGTAATAGTTGAATATGAAGAAATCGAAATGATTGACTATGGAATGACTGGCGTTTCAATCGCAGCAAGAACGTTGGCGAAAGTATCGTATATAAACGCGCCAGTGTACTGCTCGTTGAAGAATTGGTGAATTGCCATCTCACCCAAGTACGTGATAAGGTTCTTTGTGAAATCATCCATCTCCCAACCGAAAGTGATGAACAGTGGTTTGAAAATAAGAACCCTGTAGTACCGCAGGAAACCGGCAAGGAAAGAACCGACAGGAATTGAAGCGTCTTCGATTACAGTAGCACCGGAGATGTTCTTTCCATTAGCGGATACGAAACTTGGCAACATATAAACACCGCTATCTGTAGCTTTTGCCATATCCATGTTTGCGGAGTCAACAGGATTAATCAGGATAGTGATTTCTCCTTGAATGTTACCATTTCTCAACTGTGCAACGGCTGCTCTTAAAGCATCCATGTAAGTTGGATTATCGGTAACAATTCCGGTCTGCGTGTACGCTACAGAAAGGTTTGTGATACCAGTTGGCTCTGTTGCAGAACCAACATTGGTAATGAGTGCAGAATTAAGCTTGATGAGAATTTGATAGCGTATCTCATCTTTGATGAGCGTTTCCATTCCTTTCACATCCCACAGAAGTTCGACAGCTACTTTATCAGTAACAGCTATTTTCTTGTAGTTAGAAATGTTTGTATCCAACTGGAAAGAAATGGCAGGTTTTAAAACTCCAGGACCTACGAAACCGGCAGCTCCCTGAACATTTGTTTTGTTTATCCATCCGTAAGCTGATTGGTCTGTAGATCCCTTTGTGAGCATATCCCAAAAAGTAGGTTGAGGGCGAACCGGGTCGCTTATTGTTGACTCGTAAAAAGGTACAGGAAGAACAGAACCGGCAACGTAAGTGTTTGAAGGAAGCATCGGAACGTTTGCAACTCTTATTTCAAGAGCTTCGAGATTCATTTTCTTTTTATTCCTGATACCATCCAAAGACTCTTTGTTATCTTTCTGCCATTTTTCGATCTGACCACGAAGTGTCAATTCTTTTCCGCCAGAAGCTGCAGCTCTTTGCTCAAGCTCAATCATCTTCGCGTCAATTGCAGCGAAACGAGCAATAACTCCGGTCTTATCATCGCACAAAGCACGAACATTATCAACAGGAAACTTCTTCCATGCTTCTGACATTGTTTCAAACTCTTTGTACAAAGTATCGTTTTTGAGTTCAGCTTTGGCTGCGGCACGAACCTCTATGAGAAGCTGTTTTTTAGCATCTTCATCATCTTTATCATCACCGCCACTTCCACCGTCTGTTTTGTAACAGGCGAAGCCTAACCGAGTTCTTCTTATTGGCATTTTAGCCGCAAAAGAAGAAGGATTAAAATATGTTCTTTTCATCTTTTAAAATTTTGAAGTAAATAATTATAATCTACGCTCTTTTTAAGCGGGTCTTTTTTTCCAAGTGCAATATGCGAGTTGGTTTCAAAGAGTGCTTTCTGACGAGCAAAAAGGTTTCGTGCTTCGAGCTGCGAATCTTTGCGCAGCGACTTGATGAAATATTCTATTTCATCAGACAATTCTATTTGAGCATCATCAAATTCCTTTCTGCTTCTGCAAGCAAATGTTTCAGAATCTGACGCTAATCCAACAACACTTATTTCGTGAAGATTAGCTTCTTTATACCAAATGGTATCTTCTTTTTCATCATATTCTGCACTACTCCATACTGGATTAAATCCATTAGAAAAATTGTTTAATGTCCCAGAACGAAGTTGTATAATAACTCTATCAGCGCTATCAACATCGTCAAGCGCTTTAGTTTCAAAAAATAAACCAATTTCGTCTTCTTGCAAATCCTCAAAAAGAGAAAGAGGGTCGCCCTGATTATGCTGGCGAAGAAACTTTATCTGTTGATTTGCGTTTGACTTAGGACCTCGTAAGTCAATACTTCTTTTCCACGCACCCTTTACAAACCTTTCTCCGTAATCATTTTTACTCGTCCATATAGAAGAGTACCCTCTTACTTTGCGTTGTCCAAGTAACTCCAAAAATGTTTCTGGAGCATGATACGCATCAGTAGCAACAGCTAAAGACCTCATTATATAAGGTGCTCTGCGTTTAGCTTCTACGATCTTTGAATGAAGTGTCTTCATTTTCTAATTTTATTATTTGCTTTGTTTTATCAATAGCCATCCCTGCTTCAATCAATCCGAATAAATCAAAGTGTTTTGAAAGAAGCCAAAAGAATTGTTCCGGCTTAAAACTGTTATTAATGCCAACAGTATAACCCATGCGACCAATCTTATAATCATCAGTCCAAAGAGTCCAATGAGGCTCACAAGCTTTTCCGTTTAATTCAGAAACCCATTCAGATTCAACCAGTTTGCGCTTACCATCGTTTACCGAATTAAACCACCATAACTTTTCATCCTCTGTCATATCACTTAAAGTGCGAAGGATGGGTTTAACCTCTGAATACCTATTGTATGCTGGCTCTTCTTCAGCATTGCCATTAACTATGAATTGTATTTCGGCTTGATATTCGCCTATCCCCGTTAAATAACCTTTACATGGTTCATCCATATAGTTGCCCTGTATTTCGCATCCCAAATACAAATGCAGATAATCTTTGATGTCCTTTTTCATATCAATTATTTACATTAGGGTCAACTGGCTCTGGAGCTGCAACTTCTACATTCGGCGCAGTATAATATACGTCTCCATCTGGAACTGTATCATATTCCAAAGCCTGAAGGTATTGGTTTTTTGTAATGAGTCCAGACTTGTACTGCAAATCCAAAGCTTCAGTTCTGTATTTCAAACTTTGACCAGCAGCCATTACAGCGTCTTGTAATACGGCAACATCACCGAAGTAACAAGTTACGTTTGTTTCAAAGTAAGTTGTATACTTGAGCATATCCCTTTTGTTTTCAGGGATAGTAACATTTGTTAAAAGCCATCTTTCTGAACTGGTACGGTTTTCATAAGTTGCATTTTTGCCAGACATAAGCTCAGCAGGATAAGCATAGCGGTCAGCTATCATATCAATTCCTTGCCTAATTGTGTTTTTAATGTCAAGTTCAATAGCATTAAAAGACATCGGATTCCACTTTAAGCCATGTCTTGTAACTACGTATTGCCATTGACTCCAGGATAGTCCATATTGCGTCAAGTCGTCTTGAATCTCTTTCTTTTCTTTAGGATTCAAAGGTACATATCCAGCAACCGGGTCTTTACTGGAATCTTGTGAAACAAATCCCAAAGGTCCTTTCTTCTTTAAAAGAACGTTATCAGCTTCCATCCCTGCCATTATATTACTTATAGCCCACTCGAGTCCTGCTATTTTTGACAATGGGAGTCCCAACTCATCAACTGCGTTCATGTAACCGTCTCTGACAATAAATATTTTCTCCGAAGGAATAACTATATCGTCTGCGTCCATCCAAGACATATCAAGCACCCACTCTTTGATAGGATTCGGATTCCGCAAAAGAGAAAAATGTTCGTTTTTCTGTGGAGTTAAAAGAATCGGATTCATGTTCCAGAATAATGTAGTTGTCTTGTCTAATGAAGAAACGAACTCCATTTTGTAAACAGGGCAGTAGCCATATACCTTCTTGTATATCATTTGCTGCCCACGAAACTCGTACCAATCTTGCATTGGGTTCGGATTAAGCAAACGTTTCTTAACAGCTTTACCATATCTGGTAGTATCATAATCTCGTTTATCATCCAATATTTCTATCTCTCCGTTTAGATCAGCATTTGTCTGGCGGTCAATGACAGAAGCCAACGGGGAACAATAAAGGTAACTCCAGTATTGCATTTGCTTACTCTGAAGATTTTTCCACATTGGCGAGTTACCAGTCAAGATAACATCACCTTCACTATTGTAAGGAATGAATCCTACATTTACGTTAGGTATAGCAGTCGCCATACTTCCGAAGATATTATTCACCGGGTTTGTTAAACTAATCATTCCGCCCTCATACTGATTTCTCATTCGTTATTGTACTTAAAGCGTAAGAAAAATCTTGTTTGCGCATAATTGCTACTACATCTCCAGCAATTTTCATTATGACCACATCGTCAAATGTCAGAACTTCATCGCAGACACAAAATAAATAATCTCCGTACCATCGTCGCCTATAGACTTGGAAAATTATCTTGGTTGCTGGTTTAATATCTTCAGCATTTCTTGGTTCTCCCATAAATACAGTTTTCCACAAAAAAAATTGGTTGGATTTTTAAAGAGCGTCATAGAGCCTCAGAATCGGCTGTCCCGAAGGAGCGGGATTAAGAGAACTCTATGCGCCCGATTTATGAGAAAGAAGAAGATTAACAAAGTATATGATTCCTACGACTATGACAATAGAAGTAAAAACTACCTTCCATATCCTGTCCATATCAAGATACTTTATTAATCCTAATGCAAGTGCCATTATGATTACAACTAATAATATTTCGTTAGTTAGGTTCATTTTTCTTATATAAATGTTCATACAAAGCAAGTTGGGCAACATTAAGATAACCTTTTATATCCGTTTCTCCACCAGGAAGCTCTACCATGCCATCCATGTAACCAAGTCCAGCATTAAGAGTTGGGATTATATTGCTTTCTCCGCCCATGTTTTTTACAGAAGCAGTTTGGTTATAGATTCCACTACCGTGCTTGAACTTCATGTGGATATAATGCATCTGAAGCTGCCACATAACTCCATCTGGCGCAGTCCATTTATCTCCGCCTGTGCTATCTGAAACACGAAGCCCATTGTTTCCGAGTACGCATCTTCCTTTGAAAAGATTAGCCATGTACTCTCCAATCTCGAAAGCTGTATCCAATTCCTGGAAGAATGGTTTAACGCAATGCTGAAATTCTGTGAGTGGAATACCTATATTAGTTCGCTTGAATACTTGCATTATGTCAATGCAACTATAAATAGCAGAAAGCGTATTGGTTGGATTAGCTCCGGCAGCAATCATCTGATCTCTGCGAACAGCATAGTCATCATTATTGCCTATTCCCCATATCATTGGCTCTCCAGTTCCGGTAGCAGAACCAGTTACAGTTATTTCGCTCAAATATGGGTCTTCGTCATAGTGATCTGCGAGTTTTGTCATTAACCTCTCCCAATACATTAGCCAAGTATCTCCCCAAAAAGAAGGACAGTAATCTGACGCATCTTCGAATCCGGGAGTTGTCTCGTATCCACTTTTCTCGAATAAAAATTTGTCGCACTTGTTAATAAGCCATTCGCCAGATAACATTCCGGCAACTACACGAAGTTTAAACTTGATATTAAGTCCCCTTGACTTCATTTTCCTTGCCCAAGTTAGCATATCGTCAATCTGCGAGAAATCAAAACGATCTTCAGAAGGCCAGATATCTTTCACATGGACGCGAATGACTATAACTTCTACGTATTTGTAAAAGTTCTCGTCTGGATTGTCCATATTATTTATGTAGTGATGCTGGCGAAGGCAAAGTCCTTGCAATCTAGGCTTTGAGTTGCTTGGCATATCAGGACAGCCTGTAGTTATTTTTAGTTTTATCACTTGTTCTTGTTCCATAATTAGTTTTTACTTTAGTTATCCCCATTGTTCTGCCATTGCTTTGGCTATTCCTAGAAATGTTTTGCTTCTTGCTATTGATGTTTTAGCTTTGTCGCTGTGTTTAGCTTCTTTATACCACTTCGGCATTTTCTTGCCGCCAACTATAACAAACTCGCCTTTGTCCACATGAGTTTTCTGAGCGAATAAGTCATCTTCTTTAGCGTGAAACAGTTTCGGCAATCCGTTAAGCCATAAACAAGTTGGTTTCTGAGCTTTATCCCCAAAATAAAAAGGCTGGATAATTTGGTCTGGCTTTCTATATATTTCGCTCATAATTCCTATTGGATTCTCGATACACCACTTAGGAATATTAGTCTTTGTAAACTTAAGGAAAAAGTCGATACCTTTTTGTTGCAAACCCTTTTTCTGTTTTAGTTCAAAGTGTTTAGCTCCTGAAACAGCTAAATGCGTACAAGGCGGAAACGCTATCATCATATCCCAATCTTGATCTAGAAGTGTTAGCACATCTACTTTTTTATGGTACGTTGGGTCTTCCCAGTTCGGATACAAATCGCAACTAATAACATAGTGCCCTCGTTCCCGAAAGGCTTTAGCTACTGTATTACTGCACTCGCAAGCTATTAATACCTTCATTTTTTCTGATTTTCCACAAAAAGAAAAATGTTCGATCTGGCTAAGGGAATGTTTTCATTAGGTCTCCGTTAAGGTTCACTAATCCTTTCGCTCTTCGACGAACATTGATCTGTAAATGTGCCAACGTTGGCTTTTTGGTTACTCATGGTCTATAATTGATACGTTTAATTCGATTTCTCCAGTCCAGTCTGCGCCTACGTTTGTAAAAGTAGAACCAGTACACCACTTAAATCCGCGTTCGACTCTTATCCAGTATCCACCACCGTAAGCTTTAAACTTTGTTCCTATCGGATACTCTTTCACTGGTTTGTCTGCTTTTGTCCAACTCATGTTCTGTAATAGTGTGTATACGCTCCATACCTTATTGCATCCAGTAAGTGATTGTGTCCATCGAGCGGCTTGTTAGTAGGATTACCCATCTCATCCACCACCCAAATGTACTTTTCTTTTTCTTCCTTGATATGCCTCCCTTGATAATAAACATTGTACTCCTTCAACTTCTCGATTCCGGCTTTAACCGACCCGTCTCCTTTCTTTGCGGCAACTGCTCTAACATCGAGTTGCTTAAGTTGTTGAATTATATGAGGGTCATGTTCGCAGTAAACTACACTGTTGTCATCGTACCCATGCGAGATGAGTAGCTCGTTAATCCTCTTAGCAGTCATCGCGCCAGTCTTGTAAGCTAACTCTTCGACGTACAAATCTGAATGTTTAATCAGCTCCATCTTCACTATTGCAGTCGGGTCGTTAGTATAACCAAAATCAATAGCGAAAAAAGGTTCCTCAAAAGGAAGAATGTCAACCATTTCCCAGTCTGGAAAGATCAACCCACGCACATTACCTGTGACTCCACGCGCATACACTTTCCACAGTTCTGGGTCTTTGATTCCCTCGATATCGGCGTGCTGGCGTTCTGATAGAAAAGGGTTGTGCTCATGCCAAGACCTAAAAAACACAGTGCCTGGTTCGTCTTTCACTTTTTCGTGCGCCCAAAACTTTACAGTTGGATTGTAGTCAATAATACTCACTTCACTACGCGAGTCCAGCTGCCACCACGTCATGTAGTCAAAGGTATTAGCCTCGTTGATAAACAGAATATCCCTTTTCGGACCTCGCGCATCAAATTCCGTCTCGTAAGTTTTGAACTCCATCACCGCACCACTGTTAAAAATAGTAATGTGGTCGCTCTTCCGGTGCTGCTTGATACAACCACTAAATTCTGGGAGCACGTACCGCTCGAAATCGCGCATCGCTCCAGCTCGTAGGTGCGGGAAGCTTTTCGACGTTACTGTAATGGTCTTAACTGATTGCGCCGCTACCGTTGCTAAAGCTGCCAGTATGTTAACCGTCTTACCGCTGTACTGACCACCTTGATGGATGATGCGTCTCGACTTTGGTATAGCATCCAACGTGTCCTTGAAAATAACCGATGTCTTCACAATATACAATAGTTAAATTGATTGGACAAATAATTTTATCAACAGGTCGAAAGTTTCAGAAGGAGATGTGGGGGGATAATGGGCGACCAGGCAATTTTAACTTTTTTTTAACAGAAAATTAACACAACCTTAATTTGTTAAAGTTGTGTTAATTCCAGGTTTAACAATTATTTAGCAGCCTCGATAGCGTAACTACCATCTGCTTGTTTACGAAATTTGTACCTGTCAATAATAACGCGAACAGTCCCGTTCAATTTTGTGAAGTCCTTAACATCGTCCTTTACCGTAGGGTACATTTGCAAAAGTTCGTCATGTGTAGTTCCCGATACTAACGCCTGATAGGCTTCTGCGCCCTTCGTTCCGGGTTTTTCTGGGTTTTCCCCGTTCAATGTTTCACGTGAAACACTAGCGCCAATTAGTTTCGAAACATCCTTTCCGGTTGCGCCCTGTTTAGCGTAAATTGTAGGTTTGCCGAAAAATGCCGCAAACGAGGTTTTTAACGTATCCTTAACATCTTTGCTAGCAGCCAGTAGCTCATCCAATTTTTCCGACGGTATACCTAATTTATCAATCAGGTCATAACGTGCAACATTTAACGAATCATTAACAGAACGTTCAGCCTTGAGTAACTCTAACGTTTTGTTAAAATCCACAATTGCCGTATCAGCCTTTTTAACTAACAGTGATAAGCCCTCGGTTTCGGGAGTCGGTTCGAAACCATTAGCCGAAAAAACGGTAAAATAATTTTGGTTCGCAGTTTTGAGGTCGGTTTTCAATTGTGCTAACGTCTGTTCGTTAGCCTCGTCCTCAATTTTGCGTTGTTCCAAAATCGGTTTCAAAAACTCAGGAACGTTAGTTTCCGCCGGAACGTCAACTGTTAAATTTTCGTTAATAACCTGCTCAGGTGTGCTAGAGCTCGCATTTTGTTTTGCCATGTTTTTAATTTTAATATTGAACCACAAAAATAATAAAGATTTCGATACGTTGTTGTTAATGGATTGTTAAATGTTACTGGGCAATGTCACATATTTTTTTTCGCCATGTGACTTGCGTTTTTTCGGTTTATTGATAGCATTCGTTAGTATGGTTGCAAATATAGCAACCATACCAGAGGCGAAAATAAAAATGCTAACGTCTACTAGTATCTGATTAATCATATTAGAAATTTTTTATATCAGTGATTAAATTGGTTATTGCTACATAGGTAAGGTATATTGCGGAAAATAAACCTATACCAATTAATACATATGCAATGTTAGCGTGTATTTCATACATACATTGTATGCACATCCAGTAATTAAAAACGATCAATCCTATAAACGGAACGTACTTGATAAATGGAACTAATTTTTTCATGTTATTTTTATTTTGTTCCCACAAATGTACTCCAGGTAACGTTAATAAAATGTTAATGTGATATATATTTGTTTTTATAATACCTGGCACTTTTCACCATATATATGTAACAGGTGCGCGCTCGGGAATATACGGAAAAAAAACATTAAAAACTCATTAGAATCCTGGTTTATGAAATATTTAACATTCGGCACTCGTAACGTAAAAAACTAGCACCTGTTAATATCGTTGTAACAGGTTGAAAACCAACTCGTTACACATAGTAAAAAAACCAAATTTCCCCAAATTTCAACGATCGGCAAGGCACCTTGGTAACCATATCAAAAACGATCAAGTGCCGGTAAAACGCCCTAAAATGCGAAATAAACACCATGCCATCCTGGCACCTAGCGCCTGCCAGGATGGCGTAATTAAAAAATCATTAGGATCCTGGATTTTAACAGAAATTATTTGGTAATCACAAAAACTAGCACCTGGTAGTTCCTGGATATTGTTAACAATTTTTTAACATTTTAAATTTGGAAAATTTAAAAAAATTTCGTAACTTTGTAGCTGGCTAGTTTTTTTTCCATTAACAAAGCATTAACACTAGCTAATGTTAGCTAGTTTTGGCGCAAAAATACTAACTAACGCTAGTTTTAAATTTTAATCTTTTTCTAATGAGCATTAACACCAAATTAGCATTTTTTTCGAGAACTTTGTAGCTGGCTAGTTTTTTTGACGTTAACAAAATTTTAACACTAACTAACGCTAGTATACGAAACTCATCGTAGTTCGGCGCAACTAACTAACGCTAGTTTTTCAGCACCCATCGCAAAAAAACTAACTAACGTTAGCCAGTGTTAATCTCTTGTTAATAACATAACTTTAACAACTTTCTAACATATATTCGTGTATGCGAACTTATATAAAAAATCTAGATACTAATGAGTGTTAGCCGAGCTCCCGAGCCGAGACTAACTAGCGTTAGCCAACCTGTCAGACTAACTAACGCTAGCGAGCCGCCCGACAAACTAACGCTAGTTAGCCCGAAACTAACGTTAGTTAGCATTTTCGGTAGCTGGCTATGGCAGGTACCTACAGGCGCCCACAAATCCAGATTTACCTTTTGGGATTTACCTTTTGAAGATTTCCACAAAATGAAAAATGCAAAAGTCGTTTTCTAAATAGTCGTTTCTGGATTTCCCTTTTCGTATTCGCTCCGACTCAATTCAGGTCCGTTCCCGACTACCTCGATGTGTATTGTAGCACCACTACCGCCACCTTCAGCCTCGCGTCCCAGGTCTAATTTCCTGATAGTCATATTGGCATTGAATATACCTACCATGCTGTACTCGAAATTCTGCGCATATATCACCTGTAATATCTTCTGCGCAACCAAGTGATACTCACCAGCCTGCGAATTCCGCGCTATGTCATTCATGTACTGTACTGTTATACCACAGTGCAAGCACAATGCCGGTAGGTTGAATGGTCGAGGATACTTTATATCAACTATATCTCCCGTTTGCTTTATCATTTCCTGCTTGTATATAGGATTAGCCTCACACCACATGAAATACTCAACTGCGTCATCCCATAAATCCTCGGGTTTGTTCCCGCTGGCTCTGGACTTGATCATCCAGTGATTAATAGTGTTGTCCATATATTAAAAATATCTTTTAACTGCGTTTTGAAATTCTTCGAGATTCCGCACTACTGTAAATCCCCATCCTATTTCCGAGCCCATCTTAGCAAACTCGCGCTGCTCCGGCGATAGCGTACCACTCCCGACCTTGAATTCGACCCACACTATCGGTTGTACCACAAAAAAAGAATCCCATGTTCCTTTCACTATCCCTGTCGACTTGTTCAGTGCGCCCATCCGAGCTCCGAACTGTCCCTTTAAATCGGTTTCGTTCTTAACTCGGCGAAACCTGCCTCGGTAAGCCCGACAATTGTTCTGAAACCATACAGTGCATTCCTGCTGTAGTTTTATTTCGTTCTCCATATTATACTATACCCTCCTTCAAGGTTGTGACTAACTTTGAATCTGCGACGTGTTCTTGTTTTGTTTAGTTTACCTATTAATTCTTCTACATTTTCGGCATTTACCTTGTAAAATTCTCCAATTTCAGCGAAATATAGGAGCTTATTTGAGATAATTGTTAATTCTTTTAACATATGCAAAATAGTATATATATAAATTTTCCGCATAATAGGCTCCCAAACATGGTAGCAACCTCATAACGTATTGATTTTCAATGTGTTACGTGGAAAGTTGCAAGGTTGTAACCGAGAATGATGCATATGGGTGTGCATATAATAAAATATACTATTATTATAGGTACATATATAAAATAGAAATATATGTAGAAAATAGGCATTTTTAAAATGAATGGGTGTTAGAGTATATATACCATTACAACCTATATAAATTCCATATAACATATTGATAATCAATAACCTACAAAGTTGTAACCGTACATTTAACGTAGCAACCGTATAACATATTGAAAATCAACAACCTACGTGGAATCACCTCGACCACCTCGTGCAACCTTAACCAATTTTTCACTTTGTGGAACTGACTTTAGAGCTTTCACCGAATTGCACTTAACTTTAGCAATATCCTCGCGCGCTTGTTCATCATTTGTCATTTTAAGAAAATGCGAGAATCTGCCTCGTTTGATGTGCCTAATGGTACGCAAGGAGACGCCCCAGGAGTCAGCGATTTCCTGGGGCGAGCGGTCTCCTGCGATAACCTCATGGATTAGTTCGGCGGAATTTATTAAGTGCATTTGCTTTGTTTTCGCGTAGTTGCCTTTGCGTTAAATTTTTGAGTAAGTAATCCCTGTCAGCCTTAATGGTTTTCTTTGGCGGAAATGCTATTTTGTAGCATTTCTTGCAAATTTCCAATTCGAGCTCTGGATGAAGTTTAATTTCCTTTTTGACATCTTCGAGCTGAATGAACATAGTGTCGCCAGTCCCGTAGATACAAAGCGAGCCACCATACTTTCCCTTCGGAACTGCAATATGGACTTTTCCTCGTTTGAATGTGTCATCAGTTCCTTTAACTCCGTATTCTTTCTTATGTATGCCGTTGAACCTCATGAACTCGAAAAGTTCCCTTTCTGTCCTCAATGCGGTGAAATACTCGTCTGCGCGCAGTGGATTACTTGTACGAAGAAAAAAATTGCCTTTTAAAAATGGATTTTCGAGTATTCTTCCGTATTCGGAAGTTAAAATTAGTCTTACCATTGCTGTAGATTGTATTGTTTTTTAATGTAGTCATGAGCTGATTTCAGGTCTGTAAGAGATAATTTACCGTAGCCAGAAAAGGACTCGATATGCTTTAGTAACATTTCGCACTGGTCTTTTTCAATATCCATCTGGCGCTTAACCTTAATGTCTTTTACATTTAGCCGCCTCAATGCAGCCATTTCCTTGTTTCCTAATAGTAGTACCATAACGTCGAAAACCTCACCCAGCCTAAGCCGAGTGAGGATGTTTTTTAATTTGAGGAATAGGGATTAAAAATCGAGTTTCCCGCCTTTGAGGTCTTCTGTCAGTTCGTAAATCTCTTGGCTACGTTCCAGGAGACTGCTGTCTTCAGATGGAAATTTCTCTTTTTGCTCATCGTGAGCTCTTGCATAAGCGATGTTGGCTACGTTGAGAGCCAAAATTAGTGTTGCGTACTGTTCTTCTGTAAATGTTACTGTTTTGTTCATATACTTGTTTTTAAATTTGAAAGTAAGGCGTATTTTACCCAGCGCAGATTCTCATCCGATGCTGGTAAGGCTGATAATTCCACAAAAGGAAAAAGCCCTGTTGAATTATAAAAGCGAACCTCGCCCCTAATCAGAGCGTTGATTGCCTGCTCGAAGTGGAGTAAGTATGACCACTCCCATCCGAGCATTTCTGCCCTGAATGAGCGGTCAAGTACTCGAAAGTCGTTGTTTGCGTCAAATCCTACTAGTGCTGTAGCGACTCCTATCGTTCCGCTTACATATCCTGCTTTGCACCAGACATAGCCGTTCCGCCTTTCCCAGTCAATTCGGAAAGGTGGACACTCAACTGCGAGCGCGATGCGATTATAGAGTTCGAGATGAGTCATGATATCGTGATGATTTTCTTTTTGAAGTCAACTTCAACCTGGACTGGCTGGAGAACGCCGCCATCAACTGACATTTCGTCTTCTACAGTCCATACCGAGAGTTCGGGTTTCCACATGAAGTAGCCGTCAGTGTCTTTAAACAGTTCATGCACTTCGGTTTCCTCGTCTTCATCCAATAGTTCCCATGTTATTTCTAACTGCAAAGAGTCAATGCCATGAGTGATATCCGAGATTCCCCATGACTTGTACTCGACATCAGAGTGCCAGTTTACCTCGCAGTTCTTGAGTGTTACGTCAATGTTGTCATCGAGTCCATAGAAGTCTATATCAACATTTTTAGTTATAAAGTTCATAATGAATAGTTTATGTAGAGTGTTTCTGTGTTTCGCACTCTACGGGTTTGAGGATGAATGAACTGATCGTACCCGCAGTAAAGCTGCCATCCGTTTCTTTCGCACCAGCGGATGAACCGCCTTTTTTTTCTTGTGGAAATCGGAAGTTTGAGCCACTTGTACTCAAAGTTTCCGTCATCATTTCTGTTGTTTCTCATTTGTTAAAGGGGATTAAGTAGTCTTTACAATGTTTTACTGATACGAGTCGCTCCATAATTGCGAAGGCGCCATCACGTGAGGCGAATTTACCCTCGACAAATACGAATTTTGAGCCAGTGTGATATACCCTCACCATGTACACCTCGCCTTCAACGAGGCGGGTGTAGTTTGAGTGATTGGGTTCGGGGGAAGTAGCTCTCGCCATGTACTTCCAGGATCTAACTGTCTGCGTCATGACCTACCATCCTTGTTTTTATAGAGTATTACGATTGCCTCGATGTACTGGTTCATTTCTTTTCGCTGCTTTGACTTTTCAAAGTCCTCGTCTTCAATCATGAGTTCTTTGTTTTTCTCATACAACGAATACCAAGTGACCATTAGTTGGTCGACTACTTTTTCGAACATATCGACCTCCTTAGTAATTGAAGCGTTAAGTCAATATGTGTTTGCGCAGATTCGAGAGTGTCATGTTTGAATCTGTTTAGTACGACAAACTCATTGCCGTCTTTCTCTATGATACAGCCCTTGTACTTAATGTAGGTGGCTGCTATCACTTTTGCTAACTGTTCGTTCATTTGTCTGTTTTTTAAGATTTAAGAATACATCATTTGAGAATCCATATCAGCAGCAGAATACCACTCGCCATTAACTCCCTGAACCGCCGGAGCGTAGTAGGCGTTTACAACAGATTGGTGATGCTTAGTGAATACCTTTTGAAGATTCGGTGGCATTGCTTCAAACATCAATTCTACTCTGTGGCACTCGTGCTTTTTGGTGCGGCCGAGTGGGCAAATATCTTGATTTGCCAGGAATTGGGCTTTGCGCTTAATTGTCGCAAGCTGCTTAGTGTAACGTTTTGCTCTGTGTGTCATGTTCTTTGTTTTTAAATTTGTTATACACAAATTTACAATAGTTTTTCCACATGGCAATCATTCAAATGTTAATGTATTGTTAATGCTTTAAAATACATCAGGAACATATCTTCAGCCATTCTCGAAGTCAAAAACTCTTTGTATTCTCTATTTTGGTCAAAAAGCATTATCTCATTCCATTCCCTTTCGAGCATGGCGTCATCTATAAAAGCTATTTTCATGCTCATCGGAAACTCGAAATTAAATTTTTCAGATATAACTTTCATGAGATTGTACTCCAATTTTCTATATTGCGGAATAAGCCCTTTAATTGGTCTCGGAATGTCCATGAGATATGCTTCACTCGCGTCATGAAGTAGAGCCGAAAGCTTATCTTCTTGTTTGGCGAGTTCCATACATCGAATAGAGTGTTCTGCGACAGAATAAAATCTTGGCAGATGCCCACCGAATCTACACTGCATCGAAAGCGAGTGAGCTATATCCTCAATGCAAATCATTTCTGGTGTTGGGTTAAGAACATTCACGTAAATTCCAGTGAATGTTCTTATGCAATTTGGTTCAAATAAGTTTTCTTTCATGATGCTGCGTATAAGAATTCTTTCATAAATCGAGGCAGTGGTTGATCGTTTAAGAACCAGTCAGTAAGTCCAATTTTGTCTTTCCATATCAAGACTTTTGGGTTCTTTGCTTTCTGTGTTTCCTTGAACGTCGCCATGAAAACGTAGGATTTTCTCTTTAAATCAGGACGCTCCTTTAAAATGATAGAGACGCATTCTTTAACAGTCATAAACCGATTATTTTCTTTGAGGATTTCCTGGATTCTGTCAATCCATCTGAAAAATACCTTTGGCTTATGTGGTTGTTTTCTAATAGTAGCTTGCGCACCGATCAACTCTGAAATAGCCTGTTTATTTTCGTCTATTTGAGCTTTGAGAATATCGACCCTGTACTTCTGATCATTGTAGTCTTTTTCAAGCTCTTTTAATGTAGGGAGTCGAGTCGTTAGTTCTTTGCCGAATTCTATGATCTCTGTTTCCAGGATGGA